TCCTGCAGCTTGTTGTTCTCCATGTAGCAATAGACATTGGTCTTGCCCCCGACAAATTCAAGCATCCGGACATACCAGTCAATAAACTCCGCATTGAGCGCCTGTGCCAGGAAAGTCTTGATGACGTAAAGCCTGCCACCCAATTTGCCACAGAGCGAAACCGTCTTGAAGGATTTGCCTTTCTTACCCTTGCTTTCGCCCGGTGCCGGGTCGCCATACACCACGAGGAACTTGAATTTGGAGAGTGCCGGAACCTTGCCGTATGCAATGTTTTCGAATACCTCGCCCACGGAAATCGGGTTGTTGAAATATTCTCCCTGTGCCGCCTTTTTGGATATTTTGGACAGTGTGCGGTCGATGTCCTCTTCCGAGTTCTTTTCCGGCCATGTGGAAAAACCGTTTTTGTCGCGGATGTTCACGATGTCCCAGGAGTCGGCCATTTCGCCCGCCCTCACCACGCAGCAGTCCTTGGCGATGATGTTTCCGCAGAAGATGACCAGTGTAGGTTCGGAAATGGACCTTGTGGGATACAGCGCATTTTCCCACCAGTCCCAGCGCTTCTGGATGATGTCCGGGTTCTTGGTATCCTCGTCCGTATCAAAGTCATCGACCAGCAGCACGTCGGGACGTATGGCCTCGTTTCGCGAACCACGCGGAGATTGTCCGGCACCCAGTGCGCGGAAAGAGACCTTCCCTTTGGTGGTGAATTCATCCTCGGTCCATGAGCCCGGCAGTTCCTGTTTGCCGTAGTATGCCATGATGCGTCCGTTGGCTTCGAGATTGGCCCGGTAGGGATCGAGCAGGCGCACCGCATTGTCCTTGCTGTTGGAGGTCAGAATCACATTCTTTTTGCGTCCGGTAAGCGTGAGATTCATGACGATGAACATGGTGACGGTGGATTTGGCCAGCTCACGGCTCCAAGAAAGCACCTCAAACCATTCATCGTGTGCAATGATCCGCCGGATAGCCTTTTTCTGGAAGTCGGCAAATTCATATTTGGCATAATTCGGAAAAAAGAACTTGATCCATTCTATGGGATGTTTCTCAAGATATTCCCGGTGTTTTTCCCGTTCGGCTGCCGTCATGTTCCTATCGACCGGTGTAGCCCTTGCGATGTCTTCTTTGTACTTCTCCCAATCGAGGAGAGCGAGTCTGTCAGTCTGTTTCATTGTCTATCCCTTTATAATTTGTCTTTAATGTACGCATCGGCCAGCCGGGTGATTTCCTTTGCCTTTTCGAGGTCGGCCGCCCGTACCCAGTCGATGAGCCCGGTGAGGACACTGATGATGTCGGCAATGCCCACTTCCTGCTCCATGTTGCGTATGGCCGCCGACAGTTTCCCGAGGATGTCAGCCTCCTTGGATGAGGGGAACCGTTCCCCTTCGGGCCGTTCGGCGATGGCCTTGTTTATTTCGGCCACCTGCCGGTAGAGGTTAGCCACCTGTTCCTGCCTTGTGAGCGTAAGCCCCACCTTCTGTTCCTCCCACTTCCCGGCCCGTACCCAGTTGGACACGGACACCCGTGACACGCCCACCCGGTCGGCGATTTCCTGCTGTGTGAGGTTTTCCTTGAGGTACAAAGTCTTTGCCCATTCCTTTTTCTGGGCATTCGTCAAATCTGCCATAAATCGTCCTTTTTAGTTGTAAATCACGTTACAAAATTGCATGAAAAAGCGGGGTTTGTAAAAGCGCGTACGCATGATGACGGGGTACAGCGTTATGATAACGCCAGAAAATGTTATGATGCGGACGCGGTTTCTTGTTGCCATGGGAATGTTCTATTTTCGCATCATCGAAAGGCGGGGAAGACCGCAGGAAAGTGTATGACGATGAGCAGATTTTTCAATATTACAACGAGTGACGACGGCACCAGTACGATATTCCTGTATGGGGACATCGGAGACTATACGGAGGTGCAAAGCGGGCGCATTGCCCAGGAACTGATGGAAGCCGAACGCGTGAGCCGGCGCATCCATGTACGAATCAACAGCAACGGCGGGGAAGTGTACAGCGGCATTGCCATATTCAATGCCCTGCGCCAGAGCCAGGCCGACATCCGCATTTATGTGGATGGCATTGCCGCCAGCATGGCCAGCGTGATAGCCCTTTGCGGCAAGCCGGTAGAGATGAGCAAGTATGCTCGTCTGATGCTGCACAGCGTGAGCGGCGGTTGCTATGGCAACAAGCAGGACCTGCAGCGCTGCATGGAAGAGATAGAAAGCCTGGAGGGCAGCTTGAGTGAAATCTATGCCGAGCGGCTGGGCATGAGCCAGGAAGAAGTAAAACAGACTTATTTTGACGGTGAAGACCATTGGCTGACCGCCAAGGAAGCCCTGGACCTTGGTTTCATAGACGGTATCTATGATGCAGACCCCGTGCCGGTCGACAGTACGCCGGCACAGATATATACTTTATTTAATAACCGGCTCATTGAGCCACAAAACAACAGAGAAGACATGAATTTGGAAGATGTAAAGAAACGCCCGCGCTTCAAGGACTGCGCGAGTGATGCGGATGTGTTCCGCCTGATGGACCAACTGGAGGAAGAGGCCGGCAAGGTACCTGTCCTGACGAAAGAGAACACCGACCTGAAGGCGAAGGTGAAGACCTACGAAGACAAGGCTGCAGCCGAAGACCTTGCCGCCCGCAAGCAGCTGCTTGACGCAGCCGAGCAGGACGGCCGCATCGATGCAACCACCCGCCCCATCTACGAAAACCTTTTGGCCAATGACCGCGAGAACGGCGAAAAGGCCCTGGCCCAACTGCCGGTGAAGCGCCGTGTGATGGAAGACCTGCACCTGGAACCGAACGGAGATGAGAGTCCCTGGGCCAAGCGCATGCGAGAAATTAAGGACAAACGTAAAAAGTGATTGAACTATGGCAATAATTGTAAGAAACACGAATTACAGCGGCGAGGTACTGGAGCAGTTGCTGACGCTTGCCGCAACGAGCAATGAGATTGTGGAAAAGGGGCTGATTATGGTGATTCCCGGTGTGGAAAAGAAAATTAGCCTTCCGCGCCTGAAGACCGGCAAGATGCTTCAGAAGCGCAAGGAGAACCCCGGTGTGGAGGATTCGAAGGGAAACTTCAACTACGACGAAAAGAGCCTTGACCCGGTGGACTTCATGGCCTTTACGGTATTTAACCCCCGCACGTTCGAGGACATCTGGCGCAAGTGGCAGCCGAAGGGCAACTTGGTATTCTCGGAACTTCCGCCCGAAGCGCAGAACGCCCTGCTTGCCGAGCTGGCCAAACAGGTGCAATTTGAACTGGGTGACCACTATGTGAACGGCGAATATGGGGATGATGACGACCACCTGTTTAACGGCATCCTGACCCAGATGGCCAAGGATACTGAGGTGATTGTGGTGGACAGCGCAGAATCGACCATGCTGGGCAGACTGAAAGCCATGCGTGCGAAGATTCCTGTAGCCATCCGCAACAACCCGGACCTCCGCATTCTGATGAGTGTGAACGACTTTGACAAGTATGACGACGAGCTGACCCAGCGCGAGGCCAAGAACACGAGCGAAACCGATGTGAACGCCCGTCGCTACAAGGGCATTACCATTGAGACGCTTGCTGCCTGGCCCGATGATCTGATTGTGTGCACCCTTTGTTCGCCCGATGCCGGCGGCAACCTGTTTGCGGCTGTGAACCTGCAGGACGATGAAGACGTGATTCAGATTGACAAGATTTCGAATGCCAGCGAACTGTACTTCTTCAAGATGCTGATGAAGGCCGATACGAACATTGCCTTCGGTGAAGAAGTGGTGGTGCTGGACAAGCGCAGCAACCCCGTGTTCAAGGCGAGCGAGAAGAAGATTTCGGTGGATCCATCGAGCGTGACCCTTGAGGCTACCGGTGGCAGTAAGGAAGTGACTGTGACCGCCAGCGGCGAATATGAGATTGGCAGTGCCCCTGCCGGCTTCAAGGTGGAAGCGGCGGATAACGGTGTGAAGATTTCGGCCGGTGCGAACAACGGCGAACAGAAGACTGGTACGCTGACCCTTACGCTCAATGCCGACCGCAGCAAGACGGCCAAAATCACCATCACCCAAAACCAGAAAGAATAAGATGGTATGGCAAAGTTGAAGTATCTGGTAATTCACTGTACGGCAACCCCGGAGGGGCGTGAGGTATCATCGACGGACATCCGGAAGTGGCACACTTCGCCCGTAAGCCAGGGCGGTCGTGGTTGGAAACAGGTGGGCTACACCGACCTGTTCCACCTGCAGGGCGGTGTAGAACGTCTGGTGAACAACAACGAGGATGCGCAGGTGGATCCCTGGGAAGTGACCAACGGAGCCAAGGGGTACAACAACGTGAGCCGCCACATTGTGTATGCCGGCGGTGTGGCCAAGGACGGCAAGACCCCGAAGGACACCCGCACCGGCTGCCAGAAAAAGGCCCTGGAGAAGTATGTGAAGGACTTCCACCGCAGATTCCCGGATGTGCGCATTGTGGGACACAACGAGCTGGCGGCCAAAGCCTGCCCCAGTTTCGATGTACAGAAATGGCTGAAAGAAATAGGTATTAACCAATAATAAAAAAAGCAATCAATGAAACGAATTATGCTGTTTATGATGCTGATGCTGGGAACAGTGTCGGCTGTGATGGCCCAAGGGGCCGATGTTCCGGCAACGGACTATGACACAATGATTGGCACCTTTGCCGGTTTCGTCGGCGGTGTGGTGGTGCTTACTGAAGGGTTGAAAGGTTTGTTCCCCAACATGAAAGGCTGGATAACGCAGCTGGTGAGCTGGTGTGTGGGCCTGGTGTGCGCGATGCTACTGTGGTGGCTTGATGCCGGGTTTGTGAGTGATGTGAGCTGGGACATTGCCTTGCTCTATGGTTTTGGTGCCTCACTTGTGGCCAATGGGGTAGCCGACACGGGACTGGTGCAATGGGTTATCGGACTATTCCGAAAGAAGCGCGAGGAAGCAGAATAAAAGGTTGACTGACTAAAAAACGGGTGGTATGGACTTTAGCGAGATCATGAACATTATTCTTAGCGGCGG